GAAACATGGCCATTATGCTCTCGTTTTAATCTATTTTGACGGAAAGATGCCAAATACGTTTTAGAGGAAAGGTACTGAAAATCGAGCAATTACGATTAACGCAATTTGTCTTAAAATTCAGCCAGACACGGATAAGGTTTATATTACGCCTGACATTGACAGCGAGAAACTATCGTGAAATGGAAATTTTTGCGGTGGATCTTGCTCTGCGACCGCGTACCGGCAAAGCCGACATACGCTGTAAGCCCACACGCGAGGGCTTCGCCGTTCGCAGCCGCTACAAAATTCCCGTAGTCGGGAGGCAAAAGCTCTCCCGATAAGGAAATTTTTCCGCTCCGATGTAGAGCGTATCGAAGGCATCGGTGCCGTCGGTGCGGTGTTCGAGGAGGTCTTCTTCGGACTCGGCGAGCTTTTCGCCTGACTTGTCCTTGCGGAAGCCGTTGCGCCCGCGGCTGACACCGGCTGACTGGATGGCGAGTATGAGGTCTTCGTTGTTTGAGCGGTTGAAGAAAGGCACAAGGCGTTGTTTCCCAGCGAAGCCCTGATTGATGAGCAGATATTTTTCATCGTGTCGCATCGGGTTGCCGAGGTACACGGCCTCGCAACGCCAGCCCTGCCGCTCGAACTCGTGGACGACTACCCACCGGAAATCCTGTTCGTTGACGGCATAGTTTGAGCCGAGTGCCGTTGCATCGTAATAAAAGACCACCGTCTTGTTGCGGTGTGAGGCATAATATCGGCAGAAGTCCTCGACGAGTGCCGGTATCTTACGCTCAAACTTGACGAAGAACGATTTGAGGACGTTGAGCCGACGGTCGCGAGGCTGTCCGGCTACAATCCAGTTGATATTTGCATTGTAGTCCATACCAATGCAAATCGGAGCGTCGGGGTCAACGTCCTTGTCGGCGCGAGAGTCGAGAGCCGAGAAGTCGTAATCAAAACCGAGGGTGTCGAGGTATTGATTATCATTGGCATCGTACTTGTGCCCCTCGCGCATCGAGGAATAGAAGCCGTCTTTGGCAATTCCAATCCTCTGACAAAGGATAGAGGTTTGGAAGGTCAAAGGAGTAAGGTCGCGCTTCATCTGCTTGATGTAGTTCTCGCCGAGAAGCTGCAAGTTCTCAATCGAGGAATACTCGCGGTAGTAGACCGCGATGGAGCGCATCTTATTGAGGTCGCGGTCGAGGCGACGCAGGTAGCCTTTCAGATATGGAGGCACCGGCTTCCCCGAAGCGTTCAGGGCGCGGATGCGCTCTTTGGTGCGCCATATCTCGTAGACCGTGGCCTCGATGGTTGCTATCAGCTCCGGGTCCATCTTGTCGCGGTAGCGGAGGAACCAACTGCCCTTTTGGGTCTGCGGCATATCGCTCAATATCATAATTGAGTGATTGAAGGAGTGCTTTCCAAAGTACGACTTAATGCCGCCGTTGGCAGGTAGTGTTTCGTCCTTAAGTTTGGCGTAGTCGATAAACTTGGCCTCGTCGACAAGCAGCCACGAGAGCGTTAGCGAGTTGGAGCTGCCGGGGCGGTCCTGGCTGATGATTACAGCCACAGAGCCGTTGTAGAAAGATATGACGTGTTCATAATCTTTCGGGTCGATGATTGGTTGCCGGAAGGACTTCGGCGGTTTGCGCCCCACCACATAGTGTATGCCCTCGATAAAGCCCCAACGCTTCCATGCGGCGAGCAGCCCAGGAATGGTGTTAGTCAATCCGTGCTTGAAGGTAGGCACCACGATGCCGCCAGTCGAGCCGGGCATACGCTGCATATTACGCAGAACAAACGGAGCGGCGATGCTGTCCGTTTTGCCGGTGCGTCGCCCCGCGACGATAACGGTGGTGTTCGCGCCGATAAGCTGCGTGAGACGCTGCGGCTTGTTAAAGTAGACTTGTTTCTCTGATGAGTGAATGTGCGGATGTTTTGATGATTGTGTCATAAAAATCATTAACTTTGCATATCAAAATAATAAGCGCATGGAAATGTCTGACAAACTTCTCACGATATTAATGTTGATTGGTGTATTAGCTTTTATTGGGTTTATCGCCTTTATGGCTGTTCGCGCAGTTAAATTAAGAAATCGCGTAAATGCGATGAAGATGCCACCAAACATCAATCAGATCAGAAGAAAGTCATTATGGTTCGCCATTATTGTGATAACCCTAAGTTGCATCTTTGCGTATATTGTTACCTATCAATAAATTGGATTCGTTTGGGTCGGTTTCCTGTGGGCTGTCGGGGAAAAGTTTGTCGAACTCTAAATCTACTTCCTCGAACTCGACATCTTCAATGTCGATGGTTTCGCGGCGATATTTCTCAATCATCGCGTCAATCTTTGACTGGATGTTGGGAATAGGCTCGATGCCGAGGACACGCGGGTCATCGGTAGCCGTGAACGGTTGAACGAGGATTTGGTCGAGCGGTATAGCCTGTTCGTCTTCGAGGTCAACGCGGTTGAGCTTGCCGTAGGCAGTAGCGGCGCGTTCCATCGTCTTGCTGTCCTTACGCTTCTCCGCCATCTTGTATGTGGCGATAAGCATTTCGTTGGTGCACCAACGGTGGAAGTCGCGACTCGCACTTCCGAGCATGGGGAGCAATGACTTGACAACGGCAAGGTCGGAATATGCCGTTGTGCGGTGTATTCCGTGACGTTGGCAGACCTCGGCGACAAACTCGCGGTCGGTGCCGTCGGGGTTGCCGATGAACCAGTTATACATTTCGCGCACACGAAGCACCTTATCCACAAGTGCTTGTGGATAGCGTTCGCGCAGTTCGACCTCTTTTGTAAAGAGTTCGGCGCGGCATACTTCGATAGCGTTGGGATATGACATAGGAAACGGCTTATGTACCGCGAAGATACATAAGCCGTCCTATGCTGTAAAAGACAAGCGTTTATTTCAAATCGTCAGCAGTAAATATAAACTCATACAGAATATTGCCCTTATCGTTGAGATATGAATAATGCAATGTGATTCCTTTGTCTTCTATTTCGCTTAAATAATCCGGGTTAAGATTAGCTCTCAAATTATTTAGCACATTTATACGATTATGTTGGATTATATCATCGGTGATATTCGATGAGTCAATATTACCTTCGATTCTATATACCCAATTGGCTTCGTTATCTTTAATAAATCCATTTATCAAGTAGACGCCATTGACTACTTTCAAAGGGAACTGCATATTGGAAAATGTGTTTTCCAACATCTCCAAATATGGTTTCATGGAAGAATAGTCTCCATTTTTGAGTTTGGAGTAGACTATGGGTATCGCAGATGCAGGAACCGTAATAAATTGTGTCCTATTTATCCCGTCAGCAGTAGGAAATGTAACGATTGTCCTAAATCCGGCTTCTGCTTCAATCATTGAAATAGAAAATATTTCATCGTAACCGGTCAGGAGTTGAGCTATTCCATTTTCAGTAGAAGCATTTCTTAAAACACTCTCAACAAATTCAGGATTAAGCGTATAATTAATAACAAGCAACCTATCTTCTTTATCTACACCAATATTGGTAAGAATTATCCCCGGAGCTACATTATAAGGGAATACCATAGAGCTGTGTAAAGAATCTACTACTTGTGCAAAGCGGTCGATTTTGCTAATTTTCGCAGACGCAGTATATGTAATGAAAATCGCACAGATGAATAGGATGATAAATTTAAGAAATATGCGCATAGCAAAAACGTATTTATGGTATATAGAAGTGCGAATTTAGCAAAATTTCTGCTATTCATCATCCTCCATATCCAATAAATTACGGTGGGCGTTCTTGATAGCGAGCGGCGAGCCTACCTATGCAAGCATCTTTGGTTCCTTCAAAATTTCATCTTCAATCACAGCCGATAAACGGCATAAAATGTGTAACTTTGCCGCATCTACAATCGTGAAGCTGAAATGAAGAATTTGCTGCTTATATTCATTTTAATTGGTACTTCGATATTTTGCTATGCAAAAATCGAAAAGTACTATATCCGAAATATTGAAATATCCAAGGAAGAATACCTGGCTCTTGACAGCGTGTTATTAAGAGCCAAAGAAATATGGACTGACTGGGATACTGTAAAATATATTGTAGAACCTAATATCTATTCCCGAATAGATTCTGTTTCAATACCAGGTAGAGTTTCCGTTGTACGAAAGTCCGAACGAGAAATTGCAGAAATTGATTCAATATTAAACTCGAATAGAACAGAATCAGCAAAATTAAAAGTTGGAGATAGAATCCCTGACTTTACATTTTATGATTATATGTTTCAGGAACGCATGCCGTGGAGTTACAGCGATTTACTTGAAGGAAATGTTATATTATTAAATTTTTGGGCTACATGGTGCGGGCCATGTGTTGAAGAACTAAAACCCGAACATCTACCCTCGTTAGCAGACGAGTTCAAAGATTTCGACAATTTTGTATTCTTACCAGTGAGTGTTAATTGCTCTAACCAAGAACTGATTGATTTTTTTCAATCTTCAAGAGGGAAAGAGTTAGGCTGGATAGAGTATATTACGGCATGGGATAAGAATGGTGAGTTTGCATCAGCCCTTTCTAAAGGAGGTATCCCACTTACTATTCTAATCGATAAGGGCGGAATAATACGCTTGAATGAAGCCGGAACTTTTTTAAGTGAAGAACAAAAGGCAAGGTTAAGAAATAAGATTAAAGAATTGCTTCGTTAAAGTTTATTCTTTATCCCTATGAAGAATACGAGGTTCTTACTGAAAGACATAAGTAGTTCGCACATCGGGATGTGAGCCTAAACGAGCCGAGATAAGCGAGGTGAAGTTGCCCGGCATCAATCCCGACTGACATGATTCACAAATTGTTGTCTAAAATCTGAATAGCTGATATTGTTCTTTCCAGAGATTTAGGCTATCTTTCCTCTAAAACGTATTTGGCCTCTTTCCGTCAAAATAGATTAAAACGAGAGGATAAGGGCCATGTTTCAGAAC